ATCCAAGCAGCACCTAATCCTAAAAATCCAGTAACAAGTTGTGAAGCATATGATACGGCTTTGCCCAATAATTCAACAAATCTACCAAAATATCCATCTTCTGTTGTTTTAATAAAATCAGAAAACTTATCACTAAGTTTTTTTACTTGATCCCTTAAGCCCTTTACAGCATTTTTTCCACCTTTAAATACTCCAATTACGGAACCCATAACCTTATCAATAAGAGACATTGCCCTGCCTGCTATTTTGAATGCTCTTCCAAGAATAAACAATTGAAGTGCTAAATTTATCCAAAACTTATTTCTTTGTATGAAGCCTGCTACCTCCATCAATGCACTTAAGAATCCCATTGACAGATTAATAATATCCGCTAATCCTTGTCTAAGTTTATCTCCATTTGCTTCAATCCATTCTTTGATTACTGGAATGACATCACTTTCAAGGATTTTTGCAAATTCTTTTATTACAGGTAAAAGTTCATATCCTAATGTTTCAAGAATTTCTCCATATTGTAATTTTAAGTTTGTCAATGGATCAAGATTTGCTAATGCTTCTGCGCTACCATAATAGGTTAGACCAAGCAATGCAAAGGCTTCTTCAGCCTTCATTCCTTTAGTAATAAGACCTGATAATTCTGGAGATAATCTCTTTAAAGCAGTTAGATTGCCTTGCTGTGCTTTTGTCATTGCAATAGTTACTGCTGATAAATCTTTTCCTTGTGACGCTGCAACATCAAGGGCAATCCCTTGTAATTTTTGAGCCTTAGTTAAATCGCCAGTAGCAATATAAAGTTGTGCAAGACTTGTTCTCAACTGATCGTCCGCAGTATTGGTACGGAACATAGTCTTTTCAATATATGTTTCTGCTGCAGCGATTGCTTCTTTTGTGGCTCCAGTAGTATTTCTCATGGCCAGTGCAAGTTGTGCCTGAGACTTTGAATCCTCAATTGCTGCCTCAACTGCATCTTTACCAATTTTAATGGCAAGTGTTGCTGTTGCTGCTATAGCAATACCAAATGATTTCTTGGCTTTTTTACCAAAATCATCAAATTTCTTAGTAAGCCTTGCTATGTCTTTTTGAGCAGCCTTTGAACCTTTATCAGAATACTGAGTGAGGATTCTGGCAATTACTGCACCTGTAGCCATGTTATGAAGTCCTCCTCATGTTTAAATTTTTTTGTAATTTTGCTTTAAGTTCATCTAATGCTTTTGCCACATTTTGTTCAATTTGTGGTCTATTTTTATCAACCGCTCTCCAAACTAAACGAGAAGCATTTCCTACTTTACCTTCTAAATTCTTAATAAAGTTGCCAGTCTTATTTGTTCTACCAGCCAATTCATAAATAACACCTGCTGCTGATCTATTTTTTAATGCACCAGCACTTGTGGTGTAATCTTTTCTAACTTTTCTTTCTGCCTTAGTGACAGATATTCCAGCCTTAATAATACTTTGATCCCAAGCAGGCCATCCAGCACCACCACGAGTTCTTGGTCTGCGAGCAGGCTGAGTATTCCATCCACTAAGTGGTGGAGATGATTGAACAAAACCTAAAGCATCTTTTTTGGCAACATTAAGTTCAGAATTAACAAGTTTCTTAAATGCCTTAACAGCATCCTTGTCAAAATTCTGTAAATCTCTTTGTGTTTCTTTTACACCAGTAAGAATTATTGCTCTATCTTTACTCACTACCTGCTCGCATTCTTGGATCGCTCCTTGAGATAAATAACTATTGCTTCTAAAACACCATCAGGTGCTTCAAGCAGATCAATTGGAGAAAGCCCTGTCTCCACAGAGATCATTGCTACCGTATAGGTTAGACTGTCTCTGTGGATTCGGAATTTGGGTCTGCATCTAATTCCACACTTTCAAGTGTATCAAGAAATGCTTCGCCAAAAGGCTTTACCGCTTTACCTGAATCCTTTATTGCTGCCCATGCAAGGAAATAGATATGCTCTAATTTTTGATCTTCGCTAAGTAGTTTAGAAAATCCCTTACCAAATTTTTGTTCAAAGGCAACGAGTGTTTTTGGACGAAGGCTATAACTTCCTTCTTGTCCGTCGCTGGTCTTTACTTTTATTTTTAATCCATCCATTATATTTTTCCCCTTTAAGGTTATGTGTTTTTAGTAATTGGTCCATTGATTGGCCAATTAACGGTTGCTGTTGATATCTGACCAACTGCACCATTTAGTGGAGTCCATTCAGTAATCAAAACTTGAAATTCATATTCAGGATTAGTAGCAGATGTTGTAGTGTTTACAGGCTTAACCTTGCAAAGCACTCTTAATCCTATAAAATCATAAATAATACTTTCAACAGAAGTGCTTGCGAAGTCTTGGTAAAACTCAAAAGATACTGAATTAGTACCAAGACCCGCAATTACTCTTTTATAAGTTTGTCCAACTTCAGTAGTCTCAACAATTTCATGAACAGTTGACAGGGTTATACTTGAAATATGGTCACTAAGATCATACACAGCACCAACTGGTACTGGAGGCGTGACTGAGAAATCAAGTGCCTGAAATGTTATTAAAACATCAGTTAAGACTATTTGGGACATGTTTAGGAAACAGTCTTTGTAATTGGACCAGAAATTGGCCAAGTAACTGAAGCAGTTGAAAGTTCTCCTACTGCACCATTTAAAGGTGTCCATTCTGATACCAGGGCAAAGAAGTCGTATTGTGGGTTCGTTGCAGATGCGCTTGCTGCTGCTGTTGGCTGTACCGAACACGCAACAACTGTACCCAATAGTGGATAGATTGTTGCCTCAACTTCTGCTGCTGCAAAGTCTTGGTGAAATTCAAGAGTTACTGAGTTATCTACAAGACCTGCTATTCTTTGTTTTGCTGCGCTTGGAACTGCTGCACCTGTTGCTGCACCAGTTGGGCCAACTTGCCCCGTATTTCCAAATGCTGTCGTTTCAAGTATGTCGTAAGTGCTTCCAAGGGTAACGCTGGCAACATGATCGCTCAAGGTTACTCCTCCAATAATCACTTCAACATCTGTTAACACTATTCGTGCCATTGTTATTTATCTCCTTCATTGTTTATATTATTAAAAACAAATGCTTGAGGTTCTTCCTTCTGCACTTGTGGTTCTTCTTTTACTTCTTCTTTTACTGCTTTTGGTGTCTGTCCTACTTTTTTGATATGTCCTGATGCAACAAGAAATTCAACACTTCCTCCTGCACTAATTATATCAGATTCGGTAAGTTTTTCACCATTAATCTTACCGCAAACTTTTTTACTTGAGGTAACTATATATTCCATTATTTCTCCTATCCCCAAATTGCGAGGTTGTAACGGTAAGACAAAAAGGTAACATCTCCTGAGACATATGTACCACTTTCAGCAGTAAGAACTCTAAGTGTATTTACAAGTCCACCTAATGTCCTGTCAGATTCTAAGGCTGTCTTAATTGACCTCGTGCCTGTTCCTGCTAATAATTCGTCAAGTTTATCTTGACCTGATCTTTCAGATATTCTCTGAACTATCACATAAACATCAACAGATGCTTGGTCTAAACCACGAGCATTATCAATATCAAATGTGAAATCTAATTGACCTACAATTGCACAAGGTGGAACCACAACATCAGGAATAATGTCATAGACACGCATACCTGTAATTGTCTGTAGGTTATTTCCAATTGCTTCTCTTACTCCACTAATATTAATCATTAGTAGGCTAATCCTTGATTCCGTCTAAATGTCTTTAACAACATTTCTACATCTGGATCAAGTCTTGAATTAAGTCTAACTGTACCCAATTCTACTGATCCAGCAATTCCAAATGGTGATTGCTTTCTTACAAATAATCTTGATGCCTGAATTTTGCAGGCTAATTCTACTTCATATGGTATTTCTGGAAATCCAAATACACCTTTTATTCTACATGTTTGTGGGAAGAAATATGGCCATACATATTCTCCTACCGCCAATAATCTTGTATATGGCCAACCCTTTTTGTCATTATTTACAGGTTCTACCATAATGTCTGATGATAAATTCCATACCTGGTTATATTGTAAAGGTGTGTCAAAACCTGTATCTGTGGCTACTTCTGTTAGTGTAACAATATCATCTATCTCTAATGACCATGGATTTAGTGCTGTGTAGTATCTTGTAGATGGGCTTCCTGCTGTACCCTCTTGATAAAAAAATCTTTGGCAATATTCATCAATCATACGACTTGCAGATAGAATGGCTGCCTCAATAGCAGTATCGTCAAGAATGTCTTCTATTTGAAGACCATTTTTAACATCTGCCAGAGTTGTATAGGCTGTCGTAGGTTGACTCATTTGTTCCTCTTCTCCAATTTAGGTAACATAGCCTTTTCTACTTTAGGTAGAGCAGTTGCTGTTTCCTTCTTAATTCTAAATATCTTTTTAAGTTTCTTCATATGCCCTCGTTTTAAAAAGAACAGGCTGACAAATCGGGGCGTCTGCCAGCCTGCCCTTCCCTTAGATTACTCTAAGTATTGCACAGGATCAACCCTATGCAAACTTAACTTAGAATGTTGGTGCTACTAAGCCAGTTCCAGAAATTCTGGAAACTGCTGCAGGATAACGACCAGCAGAGAATGCTGAGTATCCGTAGACAACAGACTTAACTGTGAGAGATCCTGCGCCAGTTGCATCAAATGTTAATGCAAATGGTGAGCCTGACTGCTCCCATAGGTGTAGTTCAGGTGCTGATACGCAGAAGATTTCATCTTCAGTTGCAGAGGCACCGCCATTAGTTACGATGTTAGCATCTGCAATGATTGGAAGACCAAACATTGTGTAACCTGAGTTACCGTATGATGCGGCTCCTTGACCTGTTGCAACTGCATTGAGCGGACCGTTTAGTGCTGGTAGTACCAGTGGACGATCAGAACCGTCAACGCCAGCAAGCAAAAATGCTAAGCGTCTTGGGTGCATGATCCAGTGTGTAGGATTCATGAACACATTTGACTGAATTTCTTGGTAGGAATCTGCCAACTTTGGATACAAGTTCGCAACTGTTGGTGAAGCCTCGTTGAAAGCAACATTGTTAATACCTGATGTTTGACGAAGACCAAGAATTTGTCCTGATGCACCA